GCCCCAGTGAATCGCTTATTATCAGTGCTCCCTCAAATTCATTGGCTCTGTTGATAGCGTCCCACGGGCTTTCCCCGGTTTGCAGCTTAAAATCTTTAAACCGCACATCTGTGTTGACGTGGTTCTGTATAGCCAGCTTAAACGGGGAAACCAATTGACGCATTAAGCCCAACAAATCTATATCCGGCCAATTCCCCGGAGTATTGGTTGCCGAACAATCCACCAAATCCGCTGTCTGGTCTCTCCCGGATATGCTCAGCATTTCCCGGTCTGACGCAGTATCCACCGAAATCCGGTCAATCAATCCCCGCATCACTGGGGTGGAGTCAATAAACACGTCCACCGTCACATTCGGAACGAACACCCATTGATCCGCTCCGAATTTATCATACAGAGTCACTTCAAATGTACCGCACAGGCTTTCGATGGAGCGATTCACCGTCACTTCCTTCCATCCTTCGAAAGCCGTACTGCCGATTTTTAGTGATACGTCAGACATCAATTAATACCTCAATAGGCAATCCGCCGGGCACAAAGCCCGGATGTTCCACTTTGTTCCGGTCGATGATATCTTGTTCTTCATCCACCGTTCCGTACAAGTCGAAAGACAACACAAGAGCAGGAGCAGATTCATTCAATGTGAGCTCAGTGAGCCGTGCCAAATCCGCTCCCCGTTCATTTATATCTTCAATGGCGCTTGTTTTCAAATCCTGTAATGTCCCCGCCAAGTCCACGGGCAAATCCAGAGCCAGCAGAGTATTGATCTGTGTGACAACAACGTCCCGAAATTCTTCAGCTTGATCAAGACTGGTGTATTGAATTATACCCACCAGCCCGGCTGCCATTATCGTTCCGGTCTCAATAAAAAAGTCCTTCACCGCATCCGATGAATCAGTGGTAGATGACGGGGCAAAATCCCACAATGTACGAAATTCATTAAATAAGGTTTCAGAATCATCCTCAGTTGCCGGATTGTTCTCATTATCGGTATCGTATTCATCATCACGGTCTGAAGGATATAAGCCAGCCGGGAACGTCCCGAACGCAAACAGGTCGGCAAAGGTATCCCCCAAATCGGTAACATTATTCAACAACGCTTCCACGCCATCATCAGCTTGGTCTAATATCCGCCGATATGAGGCGGCTGATTTCACTACCAGCCGTGTGTCTTCGATTAAGGAAAGCCCGGATGAAATCATGTTTCGGATTTCGTTGACTTTATTCGAAGGAATGCGTGTGATGTCGTATATTTCCCGCAATTTCGCTTTTGCCGCATCAAGTGCCGATAGCTTATTTTCTGCGAGTTCAAATTCCCGGTTGATTCCAACTCCGGGGGATAGCTCTTGCCCGGCTTCGACAAAAGACATCGAAAGCCGCAACATATTGGTTTCGGTATCATCATCTGAAGTCTGAATACGTGTACAATTAACCCGAACCGCTCCGAAGTATGGATGTATCAATTCACCCGCACCGCCCCAATCTTCACATGCGGCCAGAAGTCTATCCCGTTGCTCCAGATAATCATCGCCAACCAAATAGCCACTAACTTGAAATTCCTTTGCACTGCGCCCCAAGTCTTCAGTGTAGGGCACATCCCGTTCCGGGAATTCATGGGTGACCGTTTTGCGCCCAAAATTGCTCCGGGCCCTATCCACTTTGAAAGGGACACCGCGGAAACTTGCGGGCAATAATCTTTCACGCCATCCCATTTTTATCCTCCAGCAAAAGCAATTCCGGTGTCAGTTTGTATGCGAGTATTCTGGCCGGATTTTCGTTCAACCCGAACTGGAACGCCTTCACTCATAACTCTGATATCAACTTCCGCATTATTGGTCAACGTGCGATTCCCCCCGGCACCGAATTCCGCTGCGGCACGCTCTGCTGCTGCCACATTTGGCCCGTAGAATGCCTTCCCGTTATCGCTGCCCAGTAACCACTTCCCGGCGCCGGACGCCACATCAATCGTTTTTGACAGCCAGTCGGGCATTTCCCATCCGGACCCCCATGATTTAATCCAATTACCAAAATTCGAAAACAGCCGCTTGACTCCGGAAAAAAGATTTGAAAAGAACTCCCGGAGCTTTTCCCAGTGATTGATAATGAGAGTGGGTATTACCGTAAATGGGTTCATGTGAAGGAGTAATTGTGCGATTCTGGTATTAAAAAGCTTTCCGGTAAAATCCCACAGAGATATAAAGAACGACTTCACTTTTGTCCAGTGTGCAACTACTGCCGTTGTTATCCCGATAAGCCCGGCAATCGCACCTATCGCAATTGCAACCGGCGGGGTAATGGCTGCAATGGCAAGGGAGATTGCTCCTGCGGCGACAAGCAGCGGCCCGATAGCTGCCGCAATCCCCGCAACCAATACCACGAAATTCTTTGTAGGTGCACCGAGCGCACTGAGCCATTGAACCAGTTTCGTCAGTCCTGCCGCCAGCTTGGTTGCCGCATCGAGCAACCCAGCTTCCCCGATACTGATGGCCGCTTCCTTCGCTGCGCTTCCGAGCTTTTTGAGTTGTCCGAAAAATCCCTTCATTCGGGCTTTCGCCACTTCGGATGCGGTGCCCTGTTTCTTATTCGCTTCAGTTTGCTCAATCAACGCCTTGGTACCTTGGTTGACCAAAGCAGCCATTCCTGGCCCAGCACGCTGTCCGAAAACCTTGAGCAAATCACCTGCGCTTGCCCCGGCTTTTTCGAAGGATTGAACCACCGCTGTGAGTGATTTTACGTTCCCTTCGGAGTCCAAAACGTCCGATTTTCTGATGCGTAATTTCTGCAATATTTTGACGGCCTCCTGGCTTGGTGTCGCCAGTCGAGAGAGAACACCCCGGAGAGTCGTGCCAGCCATCGCTCCCTGAATACCCGCATTTCCTAACAACCCCATCGCAGCAGCTGTCTCTTCAAGCCCGATGCCCATAGCAGAAGCCACTGGGGCAACAAACTTCATGCCCTCAGCCAGCTGGACCATATTGGTATTAGTGGCAGTGAAGGTATTGGCCAAGGTGTCGTTTATCCGGGTCAATTCTTCAGCTTTCAACCCGAATGGGGTCATTATGTTGGTGGCTATATCCGCCGCAGTGGCCAAATCAGTCCCCGCCGCAGCAGCCAATTCCAACGTTCCGGGCAGAGCATCATACACGTCTCTGGTATTCAACCCGGCCATCGCAAGGAAAGTCATAGCATCTGCTGCCTCAGATGCCGAGAATTGCGTGGTTGCCCCCAATTCACGGGCACGGTCGGAGAGCATGCCCAGGTCTTTTCCAACCGCTCCCGTCAATACCCCAACTTGGTTCATTGAAGCCTCAAAACTTCCGGCAGTCGCCAGAATAGCAGCCCCAGCACCAACCACGGGGAGAGTGACGTTGCGGAGCATAGATGAACCAACATTGGTCAACTTCTGCCCCGCTCCCGTCAACTTTTTCCCAATAGCTCCGAAGGTCTTGGAGAATTTATCCACCCCGACAATCGGAACTTTAACAGGTCTCACCCCAAAAGGCATTTACTTTCCTTTGATTTTGAATTGATCAAGATATTTCTTTGCCACAAGAACCCACCATTCAACTTCACGGTCTGTTAATCGGTAAATCACCCGCGGCTCCCAATGAAATACCAACGCCAAGAGTCCCATCCGTTCTAATCGTTCTCTTGGCCACTTGGCAAAAAATAGTTCACCACTTTTGATGCCTCAACAATATCCTTCGCATCCATGCGCTTGATAAAGTTCAAAGGCTTGTTCGTCATTTTACCTACCAGCCTGAAGGTATCCCCCAACGTCTGCCCCTGAACGGGCATGCTGAAAATATCTTCCGCTGTTAACCGCCTTTCAAAAACGATTTCGGTCACTTCTTCATCCTTGCCCCAAGGCACAGGAACTTCCAACTTGAGAGTATGCGGCAATGTATACTCTTCAACTTGGTTTCGGTTTTGGTCAGACATAAACAACCTCCACTGTTTAAGGTTAAATGAAAAATGGCTCCCGTTAAAACACCGTTATACCTCTTCAGCACTCATCGCTTCGAAGCGCACGGCAATTTCCGCCTCCTCAGTTGTCACATCCCCTTCCCCGGCAAAATACGCTTCCCGAAAAACAATTGTCTTTCCGTTGGCCAATTCCAAGGTCAAGGTCTCATCCGTTACATTCAGGATATCATTTTCAAGATCAAGTGAACCCTTGTCCGTGATTACCCCTTCGACATAGGCAACTTGAGGCAGTTCTTTATAGCCATGAACCCGGTCTGCGCCAACAATTGCGTCCCGTTTCGGCTTCCCCAAATTGTATGTCCAGTTTCCCTTCACGTCCAGCAGCTTGCCTTGCTTCTTGACGTAAAGTATTCCACTCCTGCGGTTTTCATCTGCCATGATATTCTCCTTGTTTAATGTTTACCGTTCTATTGGTTACAGTGACGGGCTTTGGAGCAAGAATTGAATTGTTGCCCCGTTCACCCTCAACTGATTAATTAAATCAGGCGGCAAAATCCAATCCATTCGATTCGGGTCACTTTGATTGCGTTCAACAACCAGGTCGGTTTTGAATTGTTCCACATTCTCCACCAATCCCAAATTCTCCCACGCCCGGAAAATCGCAACCGCTTCCGCACGGCCAACCTTCGGAGTCATGACGCTTTGTCCCGGAGCCACTTGAACTCCATCATCCGCCAGTTTTGCTCTTGGGTATCGGGTCTGGATTTGAGTGCGAAAATCATACCGAAGATACATTAAAATGAACAATGTATTCGAATCCAGATATGCTACATCCGCCGCACTCTGTGCATTGGTTTGATAGGTTGTGATTGCCCGCTCAATGCGAACTCTCCCGCCCGAAACAACTGACGTGGCAATTCCATCGAACAAGAGAGTATTGCGTTCAGTCAACGTGAATCGTTCAGATACGGCCGGGGGAATAATCCCCACCAGTTCAAGAGTCTGAAATGGTTGAGCCGGATCATTTTCAGCTGATGCCGCAACACGTCCCGCCGTTGATGCTGCTTTTTCCATAGTGGTGCTTGGAGAACCGATACCAGCGGCACCGCCATTTTCCATGACTACAACGTGCGGGGAATTCCGGGCATTTCCGTATGAAGACAACCCGGACAGATTGCCCCGGTATCCCGTAAAATACACGCCGTCAATCATGCGGATTGGGCCAAATCGGTCGGTCAATTCCGCTTCCACCAGCGCAATATTCGTGGCGTCGTTCACTTCAGAAACTATCACGTTGTACCATTCATCCGACCACGCAGCAATCGCTGACGTCAAGTCCACAGCTCCGCTTCCGCCCGTGAGAAATCCCTGATGGCCTGAACCGCCAACAGTCACCGATTCCCCTGCGGGCAATTCCTCCCCGTCATTCATATTGATTCGAATATCAATATCATTTCCAGTGAGTCCCGTATTCTTGGCCGTGAATGTCGCTGTTCCGCCCACCGAGGACCCATCGCAGGTCACTGGGAGAGTAGTATCAGCATTCACCGCCGTTTCAATCGCTCCGGAAACAACCGTGGGAGTATCCCCGGAAGAAACGGCAACCTGAATCAACTTTCCGACAACGTAAAGATAAAAAGTACCATCAGCTGTCGCATTTCCCGTAATGACCAAATCCACAGCGCCTTGCGCTCCGGTCGCTTCCGTCACGCCCTGCCCGTACACTTCCGTGGTCTTATTGTTTGCAAACCAAGCAATCGCCATCCGGTGCATATTTGAACCCGCTCCCCAAAACGTTGCTGCTTGACCGGCAGAAGTTATCCGCACGATTTCATCCGCAGTCTTGGTTCCGGCTGCGAGCATAGCGCCAACGATTAATGCTCGATACGCAAGAATGCTTGGGCCAACAAACGCCCGGCTTGAATCGAATTCCACATACGTGAACGGAACTCGCAATGTTGTTGGTATGGACATAAATTACTCCTTGATTGGAATGTTGAAAAATTAGTCCTTGTCCGCTTCCGTGGAAACGGGCTTTGATTCCTTTTGGGCTTTTTGGGCTTTTTTCTTATTACCCAAAACAACATCACCGCCTTTCAACCGCCGAATCCAGTATGAATTGCTGGGCACTTCCTTCCCGGATTCGGGCAGTGGCAGCTTTGTTCTTGGGTCACGCACTATCATCCCCGGTTGGGGCTTAACGAATAAATGCATATAGTACCTCCATCGTATAGTTAAGAATCACGAATTGTGACCATGTCCTCTGCTTCGAATCGGGATTGGTCTTGGTCAATATCATATTGAGCCCTGAATTTCAAGAATTCATCCAATGACCCAAATGGTTTAATTTCAGTTTTATAGTCGATAGTGTAAGTCACCCGAAGCACCCGGACATCTTGATCAGTTCCAGTCGGAATAGTTCCCGGAGTAACAGAACTCAGAATCAAATCATCTACATAAGTGAACTCAAGAAAATTGCTATTGTCGATGGCCTGTTCCACTTCAAAAGCCCGTTCATACAACCAAGCATCCAACTGTTCGTCTTGGTCCGCTGCCCGGCAAATATCGAAATTCACGGGCAGATGCCTTTGACGGATGATTGGCCGTGGTTTAGTATCGTCAATAGTTTCGTCACCGAAGTAAAAAGACAACAACGGCAATTCCTCAACGAAAGCAGGTGTGAACTGCTCTGATTTGATTGTCTTCACGTCCACCCAATTGAGCACCGTGAGAAGCTTATCCCGCATTTCATTTACATTATTCATCCAAGGCATAATCACACCTTATGTTTCAACGTGATTTCGCTGATACCCGTTCCATCAGGTTCAGACGTTATCACCGAATAAGTTACACCACGGATTTTCATCCAATCTCCCCGTTGCAATTTCCTTCGCAGTTTCCGTGTTTGAATTATCGCCATCGGCTGTCGCATCTGAACCTCAAATTGAGAATCGACATCAGCCGAAAAATATTCATTATCGAATATTGCCATGAGAGAATGAGAAGCAAAATCATTGCTGTGGTAATGGATTTCGGCCGATTCTGCGAAGTCAGCATTGTTGTTCAAAAATACTCCCTCAATATCGGTTTCAAATTGAGTATGCTGCCCCGGAGTCGATGCGCGGGCAACCGTAAATACTCCGAACGCTTCCCCGCCCGGAATGCTCACGGGAAAGATAAATTGACACATATTGTAGATATTGAAAACGCCAAATGCTTCCGCTCCGGGGATTCCGCCGGGAGCAATAGTCTTGCCAGCTATCAGTTGAAAAACACCAAAGGCTTCTGCCCCCGGTACACCATCCGGTCGAATCTGCTGGTTGACTTGGAATAGCCCGAATGCTTCCGCACCCGGAACACCGCCCGGTGCTATGGTTTGGTCATCTATCGCTATGGAGAATGTGCCGAACGCCTCCCCGCCGGGTATCCCGTCAGGAAACACATACGCAGTGCCGGGGGACACAGTAAATGCTCCAAAGGCTTCCGCCCCCAGTATCCCGGTTGGGGTGATGGCCCCCGTC